CTGAACAAAAATTCGGCGGGAGACAATTCGGCAGAATTTAGAATAGGAGGACATTTACACTAGGATGTTGAATCACAATAAAAAATAAAAAATAAAACATAAAAAATAAAATAAAAGAAAAAATAAAAGAAAAGAAAAAATAAAAGAAAAGAAAAAAGAAAAAAAAAGGCAAATTGTCTGCTATTTTTTCTAAATTGAAAAAAAAAGTAAACCTGTATAAATGAATTATAAATACATTAAACACTACAAAATAAAAACACTTATGAATCAACATACTACTGCAAAAAATAGTCTTCGCGACGGATCATTGGATTGGTTGAGGGAGGAGGGGTTGGAGCCTTTGTATTTGGACGCTACAGAGTGTAGGGCAGCCGGTGTGGTTACTGCTGATAGTATACCATTAGTAGATCAGGTGAGTGACAAACTTAAACTATCCATTGCTTGTGGTGTTATTGTCGAACAGTGTGCTATACATTATAAGTATTATGTACCCGTTGAAGTTGGGTATTTGAATGCCGGTTCGGATTCTATTTACTATGTGACTCTTATTAAAAAGGATATTCTTTATTCCGTTATTTACCCCGCTTTAAAGGAGGGACGACGGGTTGTTATTGGGGACGTCGATAAAAAGAAATATACCGTGCCAAAGACAATACATACACACGGTTTCACTCGCACACAGGCGGAATACTGGAATGTGGACCATCCAAACCATCTATGTTTCAGTACGATAAGTCGTTGGACTGATGAGGACCTTTGCTTTGATAAAGTTATGGGGACTATTCAAATCGCGTGGGGGAATGGTAAGTTGTTCATCTAATTATAATAAATAAAAATCAATAAAAATCAATAAAAATAATAAAAATAAACAGGCAATGCCTATTGATTTTTATTATTTTTATTGATTTTTATTATTTTTATTGATTTTTATTATTTTTATTGATTTTTATTATTTTTATGGGAGGGAATTGGGTTCAGGGAAGTCGATGATGAAGTTGTTGAGTATGGTATGTTCCGTGTGATTTTGAATACTGCTAGAAGCATCGTAGCAGATTTCGTGTTTGGAGAGGTCGATCCACCAATTGGTTGGGTAATCCACTGTTTTGAAGAGGAGGAATTCGTCAGTGGTTCTATCCTTGTCGATGGTATATTCTGTATTTTCACTCCATACATCGCTCAGACAATTACCCCCACGAGGCAAGCGACGCAAGGGAACTGGTGCTGTTGGATCTACTGGTCGCTTTTCTTTTAGAGTGAACGTTTCACCAGATAAGATTCGCTGTAATAGTGCGTCCGTGGTTTGCGGGGAGAGCGAGGTTGGTTCTAGAAGGAGTAGCGTCTCTTTAAATAATGCGTTGTTTATTCGGATTGTTTGCTCGCGGATAATGTCGAATACGGTCTGACCATAGTAGTTTTTATCTGCAAGACTGATTCCAGATACTAACAATGCGTCCAGAATCTGTAACCCTAGTTCGTTGCTAATCGATGCGGACGCGCCGTAGAAATTACCGTGGGTTTGACGGGGGTGTAAATCTCCAACAAGCATACACAAACACATCAAATGGTTTTTTGAACCCCATTCAAACGGGTAAGTTTTGCTGCTTATCTTATCCACCACGTTGTCATCGGAGAGACGGGAAATTTTCAACAAATTTAAGTAATGCTTTGGGTCCTTCGCAAGCATCCAGTGGTTTAGGTCGGCGTAGTTACAGGTAAGGCTTAGATTGGCGTCGCGTGTATTGATTTCGGTTGACATAGTTGACTGTTTGCGTTGTAATGCAATAAATACCCCGGTTGCTTTTTGGTTTCAATTTAAAAAAAACTAGTTGTATTTTTTTGTTAATTTATAAAATAAATATCAGGTTGATTTGAATTGTGGTTAGGGTTGTAGTTTCCTTTTGATGGAATTGAATATGATAGTGTAACCTCCACATTCCCATCCCTTTTGTAGAATCCAAGTGTGGATAAGGTTGATGGCAAGTTTTTCTTTGTTTGTCCAGTAGTTGGGGATGCTTAGTCCCCAAAAATATCTTGTTTGTTTAGGCGGACCCTTTTTAAACACTTCCTTGATGATGTCACTTTTATCATGTTGGTTTATCATGTTTACCAAGGTTTGGGTGTCAGCGTTTAGTTTGGTGTATAGGGTCGTCATTCTGGATATATCTTTTGTGTTTATTGTATTTGTTGAATTAAACAAACAGTTGATTAATTATTTCAATTTACAATAATTGAAATGATTTTAGATTTTAGAAAGGGTAAAGGGAGAGATGTTTGTTTAGTTTAATTGTAATACGCAAACTACAACGCCCCGATTCCACCTATATTTTACAAGACCTCTTAGTACCTTTGAACCTTCTGTTGTAACTAATTCTATTCCTCCCTCTCCTTCTATTCCTGGATTACCATTTGGACGGTACGAATACGCACCCCTTAATCCTATCTCTACATGGTCCTCATTATATATGATTGTATTTGTCTCCATATCGTATAAATAAACACTTTCATTAATTTGGTCTGGTGGTAGAAGATGAGGGGATGCTGGTCGCTCTGGTAGAGTCGGATGATAACACATAATTATATTTTTTGTACTGTTTAATGATTCGATTGATATTTTTTATCAATTTGGATTTTAACTTAACGACGGCGCTTTTTGGTTTCTTTGAATTTGTAAAGTGATTCTTTTTTTGAGAATAGTATTTGTTTTATAAAACACAAAATAAAACAAAATAAAACAAAATAAAACAAAAATCGTTATCAAAATAATGACTACTCTACGAAGACCGTATAAATGTGGACAGTGTACTATGTTAGGACACAATCGTCAAAACTGTCATTTATTAACACGTTTTGGTAGGGATGAACCGATATATCCATATAGATACGCAACGAAGCACTGGCATTGGCATTGCACGGTGAATGAAAAGTGGATTGCTGCCGGAGGGGCAGGTCATACAGTTCCAAAACCAAAAATTGAAGATTTTATAAAAAAGACACCGTTTGAATTGGCCTGTGAAAATGATTGTAAAATCACTCATGCGGATGACTGTTGCATTTGTATGGAGATATTGAGAGAAAAAAATAAGGTTACTACAGCTTGCGGTCATCAATTCCATTTTGGATGTTTGTCACAACACACTACTCGTTCAAATACGTGTCCAATGTGTAGGGCAGTTATATGTCCTGAACTACCAAAACGGTAAAATACGTTTACCAACAGAAGAACCAATTTCTTCCTATGATAGGGGGGATTTACAATTTTTTTTTTAAATTGCTTAACGACGGCGCTTTTTGGTTTTGTTGTGCTTTTTCCCACCTATTGCTACACGCACAGTTTTCTGTCTTTTATTAGAACGGGATTTGGATTTGGATCGGGATTTGGATCGGGATTTGGATTTGGATCGGGATTGGGATCGGGATTGGGATTTGGAGCGGGATTTGGAACGCGACCGTTTTGGGACTCGAGCGGGGTTTTCGAGGATTTTTTCTATTCGTTCAAGGATTGGTTTTAGGTTTTTATGCATGTGAGCAATCACCTCTTTGTGGTTTATTATGTCTTTTCTATTTACAGATGATATTTTTAATTCTGGTATTTTGTACCCTCTCAATTTGTTGTTTTGGGTTTTAAGCGCATTGAGGTTGGCCTGTGTTATGAAATTTTCTTCTAAATATTTCTCACTGTTTTTAATAAATTTATCGATGTTCTTTATGGTAGATGGATGTTCTAGAAGTTTAATATGCGTTATGTATGAAAGGGAGCGGATTGTATACGCACCTTCTGCTAATTCGTTGTATAGTGTGGTTAATATATTGTTTACATCAAAATTTATATTCAGAATCTCGTAATCAAAATCTTGCGTTTCTTTTTTAAATTCTTTTCGTTCGGCGTCAACACGTTTTTGGATGGATCCTCTTGGCATGTTTTATATATTAATGATCGATAATATTTATAATAAATAAAGAATCCGATCAGTATAAAATTTGGTTTATTGTTGTACAGGCAGAGATACTGCTATGGTGATGATGAATGGCATTCGGTGGTGAATTTATTTTGATTTGATAAAATTGATTTATTAATATATCAAACATATATTTTGATAAATGATAAATAATACAATTGAACTTGAAAAAATGAAATTAAAAGAGTTAAAAGCACGAGCAAAATTATTGAAAATAAAAGGATTTAATAAAATGAAGAAGGCAGATTTGATTACTAAATGTAAAGAAGTACCACCAACTAACTTCAAATTTATTGATCTATTTTGCGGAATAGGGGGATTTCACGTTGCATTAAAAAAATTAGGTGCTGAATGCGTCTTAGCATGTGATATAGATAAAAAATGTAGAGAAACATACAAAGTTAATCACGGTATTGAACCAGTATCTAATGTTAAAAATATAGATGAGAAAACAATGGTCGATTTTGATATATTATGTGCTGGATTTCCATGTCAACCGTTTAGTAATGGGGGCAAAAAAAAATCATTTAATGATGATAGAGGAATGTTATTTGATGAAATAATACGTATAGCAACCCATAAAAAACCAAGATTAATGTTTCTTGAAAATGTAAAACACATATTAAAAGTATCCAACGGAGAAGTAATTAAGTATATTAAAGAAAAAATAAAATCTATTGGTTATCATTTGCAATTGTTTCAGATGTCTCCGCATAGATATGGTATTCCTCAGCAAAGGGAACGAATATTCTTTGTATGCGTGAGAAACGATTTGTATAATAATCAAGATGTTAAACAAGACGTTGAATTAATAAGTAAAAATCTTAATTTAACTGCTAGTGATATTGTCAAAGAAAAAGAAGAGAAATATAAAATTAAAGATGATATCTTAAACGTTTTAAATGCATGGAATGAGTTAATACATCAATTTGATGTTAATGAAAAAATCTCGCCTACTATATTAATTCATGATTATTTTAGAACTTACTCCGATGAAGAGTTTAACTTATTACCTAATTGGAAAAAAGATTATATGACTAAAAATAAACCACTGCTAACAAAATATAAGGATATAATTGTTCCATGGTATGAAAAACATAAAGAATTACTTTCAAAACGAGAAATATATGGAAAATTAGAATGGCAGGTTGGTAAGATAAAAGAAAACGATGATATATTCAACTATTTCATACAAATGAGACAGTCTGGTATTAGGGTTAAAAAAGCAGAATATTTCCCTACGTTGGTTGCCATTAGTCAAATACCTATTTATGGTAAAAATAAATCCTATATATCTCCTCGACAATGTGCTCGATTACAAAGTTTACCGGAAACATTTATTTTAAATGAAAATGATAGAGTAACATATAAACAAATGGGTAACTCCGTAAATGTATATAATGTATTTACAGTTATACATTCCACTATGAAACATTATAATTTATTACACAACCAAACAATCGAGTGGTAATGTAATATAATGTAATATAATGTAATGTAATGTAATATAATGTAATATAGTGTAATATAATTTTTATTAGTGTTTATTTGTTTGTTGAATAAAAATTATATTAATTTATATGTTGTTTTTTATATTTTATGGCAAAAGAATTGGGGATTAGTTGTATACTTACGCCTGTTTTTAAACCGGAACTCCACCCTGTAATTCTCATTTTTAAAAGATAATTTGTAAAACATTTTCGCCGTCTTTCGTGGCTTGCCTTTCTTTGTAAGATAATACAAGGGTTCTTCAGAGAATGTGATATCTGAATCTGAATCTAATATGGACTGATTTGTATATTGTGTATAATCACGAACTTT